CAATATCTCCATTTACCCCCCCAACTGAGCGGACACTCTCGCCGCCTCTACGTTCTGCACCCTATAGGATGTACCCTCATGCGCCTTAGTTCCATTCTTGTACCACACAACCTTACCAACGTTAGCTACCTCGCTAGCGGTTAACTCTCGCCCATCCTTGTATACATGAGCTGTAAGAGTGGTATCAACTAGTGTGTCCGTGAAGACTACCCCTCGAGAGCTCTCAACCGTAAGACTCAATGTACTTGCTGTTGATCCTGGTGAGTTGTTAATGTTCGCTAGCTTGTCAGCGAGTGACCTCACCTGGTCATCTATTCCACTATCCTCTTCGATAAAGTCGCCCAGTTTAGCCTCAATCTTTTTGCCCGATACAGAGGTCTTGAGCTCTAACAGTCTACTAGATATATAGAGCTCTCCTCTGTCACTTACTATGTAGACGATATCGCCTATAAATAGATTATCTGGCATGGTTACTATATCGACCTCATAAGTCTTAGTAGGACTAGACAACTTCTTAAGTTCCGTCACCGCATGCGCACATAACTCTGATTGTGATGTGGTCTCAAAGCTGTACGTGCGTTCGATGTGCTTGCCATTGCTCCAGGTACTGCCCCATTTAGCAACGGCACTCCTCGACTTGAGTAGCTTACCTTCGGTATAGATATCACCATCGTCGTAGCTATACCCCTCTAGTGTTATAGGCTCACTGCTACCCTCTGCAGTTCCGCCTGTAACTCGTAGAGCTGTTGCGAGGGTCTGCACAGACTCTTTATCGCGAATGTTTTTTACATCTCTTCCGAGTCTGAGCTGTACCTTCGCATCCTTACCTCGTTTCTTCCATAGGTTGATAAGTAGCTTTTTGACTGCCATACCCTCAACCTCGAACGAATAAGAGACCTCTGCATTGTCGAACTGAGTCGCAATCGATGCGATACGTTCAGCTACAGTGCTCTCCCCATCCCACTTTAGCTTGCGTTTTAGGTTAGATATTTCATTTACTCCGATTTCAAACCCTGTGCCACGTATCCATTCATCAATGTAACCTACTGCGGTATAGGCTTGACTCGCCTCGTACTTCTCCGCAATGGTATTGAGGAGGTCCATCCCTGCGTCCTCGCAGTATAGGGTAACTTCCCTATTCTCCTCGTTGAACTCACGGTCGATTATTGTGTAAAACTCGTTCTCTGCGTTGTGTTTTCGGAGTAAATAATTACCCGCTGTACAGAGCTTTCGCATATCCTTTACAGCCGTATCACCATAGCATACAGTAGCTTCGAAGATTACAACTCCGTTAGATACATACTCGGTCTTGCTATCGTCGACGATGAAAATACCGTCATTAAGATTAGTGGATGCTTGCCCAAGTATCTGCATTTTTCTATCAGCAAAGTAGATAATCATAGGTATACCTCCCTATAGGTCAGCTTTGCAGTAGGTTTGTCCGTTGTAAAAGCAGAACAAGCAAAGTTTATTCTGTTCTGCCCTGGTACTAACTTCAATGTCTCCCAGTCGTTGCCTAGAGCCCCTAAATCTGGTCTAGGAAGATTGTTAACCTTTATAGAACCATCAGAGCAATCAGCTACGAGGTTGTCACCTCTTGCGAACTTGTTAGGGATATCGTCGAACTTCTCGACGTTGGTCTTTCGGAACTTTGTCCAGAATAGATAATTTAGCATTGGTGGGTAAGTATCGCCCATGCCTCTATATTTTGTCGAGGCAAAAGTAACTTTAGCAGCTTTCATCTCCTTGCCTTCTGGAACTGTAAATGACAATATGCGTCCACCTACATTAAATCGGAACTGATCGCCAATCTTATTGATTGATATAGTCCTTATTGGCGGATGTCCCGAGTAGCCGAATCCGAACCAATCGGAGAAGTACCCCGCATCAAACTCGAAGTAGTGTACATACTTGCCACCTGCGTATATCTTCGCATTCGCTGCAGTTCCCGAGTACCATTTAAGTAGTTCAACTCCCGCAACAACATTACCGCTGTCGTCGTGTATCATGCACTCATATGTTCCAAGGCAACGAGGGTCACAGCTATCGTTTAATGACCATACAAGGTAGTACGACATCTCGAAATTCTTCGCCCCTTTAACACCCGAACTGTCTGCGGGTATTTCCTTAGTAACAGACGGACCGCTGAGCTCTGCGCTTGTGTTCGTCCCGTAGCTAGATGGTGTGATGTACTTACCGCCCGACTCCTTGACTTGCCACGCACCTTGATATAGGTGTCCTTCGTGTGACTTGCCAACGTTTTTGCCCCAACCATTGAGCGTAGCCTCGTTGAACTTATCGTCTATGAGGGTCTCGCTCTCCGTATGGGCGGTTGTATCGAGTTCCTTCGGGTCGCCTAGCTGTATAACGTGGCTCTGTGCGTCTGAAAATACCACATATCCGCTCTCTCCGTGTTGTGCCTGGGCAAAATCAATAGAAAACCGAGGCGAACTCGGAACAGTACCATTGTAATTAACGTTAAATACTCCATTTATTGCCTGTACCGTGTACTCGCTCGTGCTGAACTTAAACGGTGTTAGGCACAGTATCTCGAAGTCAGCTACAACAGAATTACGCCCTGTTGGCACTTCTCCGCAGTTCCTTGGAGTTCCTATATAAAATCTGTCGCTTTGGTCTGCAAAGATAATCTTTGCGTTAGTCGTGTTCAGTACCTCGTTCAGCTTGTCGTATGCGGTTCTAAATGCCCCACTGTCGGCACAAATTAGCTGATAGGTAATAGTTATCGACCTCGACGGATATCGTCTATTCTTGAGGATTGAACCATCTCTAGAGGCTATCTCCGCGGTAGTAAGGTCAGAGGCGAGAAGTTCCCGCCCCTGTACCGTTAGTGTCCTATATCCAGGGATAATGTCCTCGATATATCTACCATTAATCGACATTGCCTCGTTAGGTCTTACCGCAGAGGTCTGATTAGATGTCGTATCAGTGAACTTATACATAATTAAAACCTTCCCTTTCGTCTGCGGTCGCGCTTTTCGTTCCTTGCCTGTAGAGCGGTGAGATCGTCAACAGTCGCATATGCAACTTCTCGACCATCGATTTCACTGTGTACGTGAATCTCGTACCTTGCAGCAGAGTTGTACTCGTACTCGTTAGATAGCCCTAGAGTACCTCCGCCAACACCGACCATGCCTAGCTGAGGCGAGAATGCACCTGCTAGCTTTGAGCTAGCAACTCTTACATCTTGTATCTTGCTCTTGATACCGTTAACAAGTCCTTGACCAATGTATGCACCGTTGTCAAACTGCTTGTGTGATGGAGAGCGAATTATTTGCGCCTTCTTGATAGCGACGTCTGCTGCATTAGACAGAGTTGTAGCTATGCTCCTTACTCTGCCTACTTGTGATGCCATACCGTTAGCAAGCCCCACACCAATATATACACCTGCTGAGTATGCTCCGCTACCTGCAGAGCTAAGAACGCTCTTGATGGTGTTGCATATGCTCCGCGCCTTTGCTACAGCAGAATTCAGTCCGCTAGATAGGCCATTATTGAAGTTATTACCAACTGCCGAGCCCGAAGAGGTTGCACCTTGTGCTGCGCCGCTAAATGCCGACTTGAGTTTATTCATTGCTGAGCTTGCTGCAGAGCCTATTGCATTTAGTCCAGACTTAACTATGTTGATTGAGCCCACCATAGTTACTAGTGCAGATGCAGAGGCTTTAGCGTTACTTGCTATTGTTCTCATCGACACGTTAACAGCTTTAAGTGCTAGCGCAAGGACTGCAACTCCGACCGCCGCCAAGCCTACCATGATACCGAATAATAGGAACATGATACCGCCCGCCATTGCCATTGCTCCAGCTCCGATTAGCATTGCTCCTGTAGCTAGAGCCATTACACCGAATGCGATCATAGCTATTCCTAGCACTATTGCTCCAGCAGCCGCCACTATGCACGCTACACCGACTAGAGCTATACCACCTGCTGCCTGTAAGCCGTATTGAGCCGCCGTAGGTAGTACGTTAATGAGTCCGGTAACAGAATCAACTAAACTTGAGAACGCAGTAACTACTGCTGCTATTCCCTTCGCTGCTAGCCATATGCCTGCACCTATCATCAGCACCATTGCGCCAAACGTGAGCATCGCTGGGATTGCTGCATCGAGAGCGGGTCCGAATTTAGCGAATGCTATTACAAGTAACCCTATAGCTATTGCCATACCTGCGAGTACCCCAACGGCTAACCCTCCGCCATCGGAGATAGTTTTAGCTGCCTTAGACAGTATCCACATTCCTGCAGCACACAGCACTATAGAAGCACCGAATGCTAACATTGCAACTGACATCGCTTTTAGCTTTGCCGGATTCATCGAGCTCATAGCTTTTGTGAGCACTACTAGACCTACGCCAAGCAGTCCTATAGCAATCGCCATTCCAGCGAATACACCTATTGCACCCTTGCCCGACTTAGCGAGCATCACCGCAGCTTTAGCCATTATGTAGAATCCTGCAGCTATCATCAGAACACCCGCACCCGTAGCCATGAACGCTTTTGCAGAACCTAACATTTGCGATCCCGATACTTTAGCTGCTGTGCCTACTTTAGGTAACACGCTTGCCGCTGCCTCCGCACCTTTCGCTGTCGCATCAAGGTATTTAGCAGCCTTTAAGGCTATTTTTAAACCTATAAACGCCTCTATAAGCTCTGGTATGTGGTGTATGAGGTATGCTATAGGCTTCGCATTAGCCTTGGCAGCACTTGCTAGGCTCTTCATTGCACTAGCTGCACTTTTAGCCCCAGACTCGAAGTTCTTTAGACCATCTTTAGCCTTAAGTTTATCAAGCTCTTTACCTATTGCACTAAATGCCGAGCCCCACGCTTTACCTACACCCTTGAAGGCGTTACTTAAGATTTCAAACCTCTTTGATATACCCTCCATCATACTCGATAGGATTGATACTCCGCCTCTAGTGAGTGCGTCGAATGCTGGTGCTAGACCCGAGGCTATAACAGCCCTCAAACCCTCTGCAGCTTGACCTAGCGTCTTGTACTGCTGAGCTTGTTTCATGAGGGCTTTATTATCCGCCATCTTCTCCATTGCCTTGAAGAAGTCCTCGGTCTTGACCTTGCCATCTTGGACATTCTTAACTAGTTCAGCCGTTGTCATACCCATAGCCTTCGCTACTTGAGCGAGTCCCGCTGGTGACTGTTCGAGCATTAGCTTGAAGTCTTGCCATGCTACTGTTGGCTTTGCAGCCATCTGAGTCGCCTGAGTAGATATCGTCTTCATGGCTTGCTTAGGGTTCTCAGAAGCGGCAGCAACCGCACCAAAACCCTTTACAAGAGATGTGGTAGTCTTCTTGTTGACTGCATAAAGCTGTGCGAATGTAGATGCCATATCCTTTGAAGAATATACAGTCTTAACAGCGAATGCTTGTAAGTCCCTCTTCGTGGCTCGTATCTGCTTTTGACCCATGCCCGACATAGCCATATTATTGGAAAATGATTTCCATGCGCTATTAGTCTCGTTGACTTCCGTCATGAGATTACGCATCTCGTTACCGAGGAATCGCACTGCTCCTCCGCCTATCGACATCAGCGCACCGAATCCGATACCACTCTTTAATCGAGATCCAAGAGAATCAGTCGTACCGAGCACCTTCTTGAATGTCGATGACATGTTCTTATCCTGCGCCGATAAAACTGCTTTTACGGAAAAAGATTCAGCCATTATTCGTCCGCCCTCCTTTCTTTCAGAAATTTACTAAGGGCAGAGAATCGACCTTTGTTAGATTCATTCCCCTGCACCTTCTTAATTGCTTTGTCATAATCAAAGAATTTAATAAACTTATCAAATACTGGTTTCTGCTTCGTCTTACCAACATTCTTTTTGGCGGTTGCTTGGAAGTTAAGGTATGCCTGTAGGTGATTCCTATAGTCCCTATCTACTTGCTTAAGGTTTTCCGCCTCAATCAGAATGTTGTACTCGTAGATAGTTAGCCTATCTACTTGGTCAAATGAAGTGAATCCGAAGTATCTGAAACAGTCTATCGCCACTTGACGATACAAAGCCTCTTCATCTAGATAATCTCGTCCTCCAGTTCCATCTCCGCCTTCTTCTTCGCTACCATATCCTTCATATCCTGTACTAGCCTCTTGGTAGCATTGGCTTTCTCTAAAAAACCTATCACGTCATTAAATACTCCGTCGATATCGGTCTCCTCACTATCCAGGAACTCGTCAATCTCGGGTAAAGTCAATCTAGGTGACTCGGTCTTATTGGCGGTGAAGATAGCATCTGCAAGAGCCTCTACAGAGTTATCCATGAGCTCTGCAATCATCCACTTCATGCCGACATTCTCAGTTACGCCCTTCATGCCCTCTACGGGTACCGCATTACGCTTGTTAACCTCTCGTAGAAACTTCATTCCGAATTTTAGAGGGTAAGATGTTCCGTTTATGATGATATCTGCCATTGTTATTCTCCTTTACTAAAAATAAAATGGAGTGACTTGCGCCACCCCATAGTTAAACTCCTTATGCTTATGCTCCAGCTACCGAATCTTTAAATACGTAGCTAGCCATCTCCTGCTGTGCTGTTGTGACTGTTACATCACCCTTGACGCCCGTACCGTTGATGCCGAACGTAAGCGAGATCTCCACAGACTCATCTGCGTTTGAGTTCTTCTCAAACTCCGTGAGGTAGCCCTGGAAGTACGCCCCCTTGAACTTATTAGTTCCTGTTCCAGCCTCTTCGAGGTTTGCCTCCCAAATCTCGATAATCTCGTTAGAATCAAGCGCACTCTCTAGCTTATCAATCATCTTGTCACCTTTTGCCATAAGAGATGAGCATGTAATCTCTGTCTCAACAGCTCCCGGTGTCCTTACACTGCCGTCCTTGGTCGCAGTTGTGTCAGCATCCCTTGACTTCGTACGACCATTTTCCGTTACAAACGCCAATATGCTCCCCGTTTCGCTCTGCGCCTTAGAGAGAAGACGGAATAGGTATACAATCTTCTTACCCGATACAGCAACAGCGAATTGCTGTAAATTAAACTTGTTCATATTTCCTCCTAACTAAAATGAAAACGCAGCTCTACTACTCCATGAAGTAGTGGCTGCTTAGTAGTATTATCTGTCAAAATTCGTGTCTGTCCGTTGCGGTAATCCCATGCATAAGACCCACTCTTTAGCTGCATTGCTGCCTCTTTAATCTTGAGCATAAGGCTTGATACAGTACCGCGCTCCTCTGGTGTATTGTGCCACACATGTACAGTAAGTGACACTGTGCCAAATATAGCACTCTTGTTGGCGTCATCTACTTGATACGCATCTCCAAGATACACGAACGGATAAGGTGTGCCTTCTGGAGGCAAGAATCCATCATATACGTTTTCTTTCCCCATTACGGCTTCGGCCGCTAATTTTATTTTCGTGAAAAGTTCCTGCTGTGGATCCATCATTCTGTTAACCTCCTCATATCTCGCTCAAATTGAGCACCTACTTTCTCGATTGCTGGCTTTACTACTGGCTCGGGTTCCATGAACCTTGTACCGAATTCCGTGTAGGGATTGTACTTCATAGCTATTCCTGCCTCGTAGCTCATACCACCATCTAGCGGATTACCGTTAACACTGTCGGCGGTATTTTGTTCAGAGTAGCCCTTAACATACGCCACCTTGGTATTAGCCTTAATATCTCGCTCAAGTCTGTTACCGTTAGTCGATACGACAGTCTTAACATCATTAAGAGTCGCATTCTTACGTAGCTTGCGGTTTAGGTTGTCGAGTCCAACAATCTTGATACTAGTCCCCATTACTGCACCTCCGACACGATAAATGTCTCCTTGGTTCTTAATCGTCTTCGCTGATCAACCGCGTACGGTTTGCCGGCTATCTCGATGCGGTCAAATGGCTGTTCGAAATGCCCCTGTATCTGCACTATTAGTGCCCCTTGCCTAATCTCACCGTATAAGAGCCTCATCGTCTCTTGGCCAGCATTCATCACACTTGCATGCGTAACCGTCTTCTCCGGAGAGGCTTTCTCATAATTACCAGTCTCGGCATTATAATCACCGCGTCTGAATTTTACGAAACTTATAAGTGTGTCGTACCTCATAACTTAACCCCCTTTACAGAAAACGTATAACGCCTCTATTCGACTCTTTCTGTGCGTTGAGATAGTCCTGTATCTCTCCTGCGTACGGTGCGAAATCATCATCAGACCATCTCATTGATTCGCCTTCAACGGTGTGACTTTCAAGTCCCTCGGAACCTATCTTGTTGAACCTCGATATGCACACCTCGGTTACGATGTAGGACAGCTGTTCAGGAATACTAGAGACGCCACCCAGCTTCCACTTAAGTCGCGCCTCCGTCAATTCCTTAATAACTTTCTTCTGTTCATCGAGCGTGCCAGTCAACATTACTGTTACGTTGTCCGACATATCGACCTCCTACTTCTTGCTGTCCTCTTCTTCTGTCTCTGGAGTATCCGAGGTTTCCTCGGCATCTTCCTTTGACAGTTCACTATCTGCACTCTCTTCGGGCTTCTTGTCCGCTGGAACAGTTTTAACCGCCTTAATCATCGGCTGTCCCTGTAGGTTATCTGACCCTAGGAGCTCTTTGATTCGCTCCTCCGATGGCTCAAGCCCTTCTCTTGGGTATGCATCTCCTACGTCATATAGGTATTCTGCATCCTGTAGATCTAGAAATGCGTTAACTACGATAAACATAATTTACCTCCGTTCTCTAAGCACCTGCGACAATCTTGCCCTTGATTACTCCGTCAACCTCTTCTGGGTAGAACACTACTCCGGACATAATGAGTGTGTCGAGCGATGCTCTGTCAGATGCGACGTTGTGAGACATTCCCACGAGTCCGCTCTCGTCGAATGTTAGGCCGAAATCCTGTGCAACATCACCGTTAGCTGGCACATACGCACCGTTTAGGTTCTCTGTAGCCGTTCCGATTGGTGCTCCCTTAGTGACATTAGATGATAGGATTGCTGTACCTAGTCCTAGGAAGTTGACAATGTAGGAGAATCCGAATGCAGTCTGCATCGTAACTGCAGCCTTGCCGAGGTACTCTGCTACGTCCTCTGGGTTGATGAAGAATACTGGTGTAGCATCTACATCCTCGAATCTTGTCTGTAGCTTGCCCCAGATTGCGGATAGAGCCTCCTGTAGGTTCTTGCCCTGTGTAGCTGTTCCTGTGCCTGTTCCTAGCATTGTGAAGAAATCCTTCTTGATGTCCTTACGAACCTCGCTAACAAGCTTCCCGTCAGTCTTATTGATTGCAACGTCGTGTCCGGACTTCTGGATGTCCTCTGCAGTAACGAGCTTGCGATACTTCTTGAGCCTTAGCTCGTGAGTCTTAACAAGCTTACGAGAAATCTTAGTTAGGTTGATAACCTCTCCTTCTGCCACCTGTGCTGGGCTGTTCTCTTTCTCGAGCTTGTACTGCTTGATATTGGTTCCCGCAGCCATTGGCTCCATTTCAGTAATACCGAGTACTTCCTGCAGTTTCACGATATTATCAACGAGTCTGTTGGTGTGATCAATCGAGATAGCTGGCTCTAGGTCGCCTGTAACTGTAGTGTTCTCGATTACTGCAAATCTCTGTAGTTCAAATCTCTTGTTCATAGTTCTTACTCCTTAAATAAATTCATATTTTCTTTGATTAACTTCTGTCGCTCCTTGAGGTTCTTCACATTCATGATTTCCTCCTTCGTGAGCGTGCTTGAGCCTCCCGATGGTGGCGTCTTGCCCTTAAGAGCTTCCTTAACGCCTTCCTGTACCGCTGCCTTAAATACCTTGGAGAATGCTGCAACATTCTCTTTTGTTGTTTCTGCATCCTCTCCTATAAGGTTTGCGATTAAGTTGTCCGGAACCTGGATATCTGACTCAGCGAGTATTCCTCTAGCAGCACTTGCTAATTCGCTACGAGTCTTGTCCTTCTTCATCGAATCGAGCTCTGATTGTAGCGCCTTGAGTTGCTCCTCTGCAGTCATGTTGGCAAGCTTTTCCGCTTCTGAAATCTTCTTTGCCTGCTTCTTCTCCCACTCGGCAAACTTCTTATTAAGAATCTTGTTGACGTCCGCGTCAGTATACTTCTTGTCGTCATCTCCGCCAGTAGAATCGTCTCCGGAATTACCTCCGTCTCCTCCGTTAGCGTCTCCCTCTCCGTCTCCGCCTTCTGCGAACTTCTGCAGATTCCAACGTTGATTCCATCGTTTTAACTCTTCGTAGTACATAATTACCTCCATGTGTTTATAGATACAATGCTTATCGTTTCCGTAGCTTTTATAGCCTTCCACGCCTAGGCTCTTCCATTGCTTTTATCGACATCAATGCTCGGTCTAGTCCGCATGGACTATCACATAATCGGGATAGCTAGCAGCAATCCCATTTACGCCAATTAAAAAAGAGCTAACGAGTAGCTTGTACTCATTGCTCACTTCTCCTATAGGGCAGATTCGCCCATATCCCTCCTCTGACGCGGTTTTATACT